TCAAACATGTATAATCCTTAAATTGAAATATTTTGTTTCAAAAGTATTGACAAATGAAACAAATTGTTTTATAATTCTCTCGTAATTATTCAACATATAGGGTGTAATTATATCAGAAAAAGTATTTTTCAACAAAAAATAAGAAAAAAATGTTTTTTTGTTCTTTTTAAATGATCTTTTAAAACCCATTGTTCAAATCCCCAAATATTTAAGATGTAAATAGACAGCATCTAGGAGGTATTACTCGCCCAAAGAGGTTAAAGAGTGATTTTGTTTATTGAGGTTTGTACACAGTACCAAGAAAAGAAAAACTGTGGAATTTTGTATCTATATTTAAGTTTTTATTCTGCAAGGTTTTAAGACTTAATTATGAATATTTGAAAATAAAAGGTTTGAAATGAATATGAAAAAAATAAGAGATATGACACTTAAAGAGAGGTTTGATAGAAGAGGCTTTGGAGTGACTGCATATGCTAGAGCGTATGGAGTTGATGCTTCTATTTTATCAAAAGTTTTGCAAGGTCAATTTGATGGTTCAAAAGGTCATCGAGGTGGTAAGACAAGAATAATTATTTTACAACTTAAGAATGACAAAGTATGGATAGGCAAGTTGCCTTGGGAGAAATGATATGGAGTTTACAGCTAAACAACTAACTAATAAATTAAATATTTCGCATGTAGCTTTAGTTTCTACACTTAGAGAAGTAGAATTTAAACTCAAAAAGCTTGAAGGCTCATCAAAGCCAGTCAAGCACTACAAATTTGAAGACCTTCCTTTACGATACCAGGACAAATTAAAACTCCAGGGAATAGAACCAAAAAAAAAGAAAAATGATACTAACAATTCAAAAGCAAATTTTACGAAAAAGTATCTTTTAGCTACTCCAGATAAACAAAAGAAAGCAGTTTTGAAATGTAGGCTCATTGAGTTTTATTTAAAAAAATCAAATGAGTTCTCAGTTACTAAATGGCTCAAAGAAGTTGTAGAAAAAGATATTCAGTTTGATGAACTTGGACATGTTTCTCAAAAGCAACTTTTTGATTGGTTAAAAAAGTATAAAGACTCGAGAGCAAAGGGAACTAATCTTGTTGAATCTTTCATAGATGCAAGGGGAGCTCAAAAAGGTGTAAAAGCATTAAGCTCTGAACAAAAAGCAACAGCCCAAAGATACTTTTTAAAAACCTCAAGACCAATGATAACTGAGATATATAGAAATATGTGTCATGACTATGGAGATACTATGCCTTCATATGATGCTTTGAATAACTATTTTAAAGAGTGGAAAAGAAAAAATCCACTTCTTTATGAGTTTAGTAAATCTCCTGATTCTGCTAAGAACAAATTCTTAGTTGCATATGGTGATGAGAGTGAAAAAGCAAAATATAAAAATCACTATTGGGAGCTAGATTCTACTCCAGCTGATGTTATCTGTGAAGATGGGAAGAGATATGCAATCATAGCTGCTCTTGATATCTTTTCAAGAAGAGTTGTATTTCATGTATGTGAGAGTTCATCTGCTTATACTATTTCTCAACTACTTAGAAAAGCAATTTTAAAACTTGGTATTCCTGAACATGTTGTTATTGATAATGGTCGAGATTATACATCTAATCATTTTGAAACAGTATGTATAAACTTAGGAATTGAAAAGATTGTTGTTCCTCCTTTCTCTGGAGAATGTAAACCTTTTGTAGAGAGAATATTTGGAACTTTATCAAGAGAACTTTTTGAACAAATACCAGGATATATTGGTCACGATGTAGCTCAAAGAAAAGAGTTACAAGCACGTCAATCTTTTGCAGACAAAATCAAATCTAGAGAAAAGTGGAGAGAAGAACAAAAGCTAAAAACAGATGATGAAAGAAAAGCTTGGCGAGATGCCTGGAAACTAAAAAAAGAGAATGTAGGTTTAGATTTAACTGTCCTTATGTCAGCTGATGAACTACAAATGTGGATTGATAATTGGGTTGATAAAATCTATGAACAAAGAGAACATAGCACTATTAAGACAAAACCAATTTTAAAATGGAATAGAGATATCACTCCAGTTCAATCAATACCAGATGAACGTATGCTTCTGATGCTTTTAGGTGAAAGTGTTGTTAGACGAGTTGGTAAAAAAGGTATTGCATATGATGGGTGTCAGTATTATCATTTAAATCTAGTAGAACTTACAGGTCATTATGTTTATGTAATGTCATCTGAAGACTTGGGAATAGTTTATGTCTTTGATGAAAGGATGCAATTTATTTGTACAGCTGAAGATAAATCAAAAATAGGTGAGAATAGATATCTAATTAGAAAGGCCAAAAAGAAATCACTTGCACTTATGAAACAGATGGACAAACTTGTTAAAGAAGCTGAGTCTATTCAAGATACAACTATCTTAACAAGAATAGAAGCTGTAAGTGATGAAATACAAAGTAGAACTACTGCTGTTACAAAGAGAACTCAAACTGTGGATGCCTTACTTAAAGAGTCTCCAAAAATTGAAGCTCAAGATAAAAAAGATTTAGAACAATCAAATCATTATGACTTTAAAAATAGAGATGAAAACGGCAAAGCCCAAAAAGTACTTCCATCAGGAAGACCAATGTTTACAAGTTTTATAGACAGATTTGTTTGGGATTTAGAAAACAATATGGTTGACGAATCTACAAATAATTTAGCAGCAGAATATCCAGATATGTGGAAAATAGCACAATCAAAAGCAAAGGTTGGATAGGGGAGTGAGAAATCACTTCCTGTTCGAGTCTTTGGACGGACTTAATTAAACAAACAGGAGTGAATATGAAAGATACATTTCTTCATACGCGAAATTATAACAAATTTTACGAGGCGATACAAGGTGTTGAAGATCTTCCTAAAAGTGCACCCAAGATGGGACTTGCATATGGGAAATTTGGTTTAGGAAAAACAATGAGTTTAGAAAGGATTGCAGCAGAAAAACATGCTTTACTTTTTAGAGCTGTACAGACCTGGAATAAAACATCAGTTTTAAGAGAGCTTTGTATTGAACTTAGAGTTGATCCACAAGGCAATGCATCATTTTTATATCAAAGGATTAAAAAGAAATTACTTCAAGAACCAAGAATGATAATAGTTGATGAAGTAGATGCCATATTGAAATATACAAAAAATGAGGTTCTAGAACTTTTTAGAGATATTCATGATGAGTGTGGAGTAGTTGTTTTCTTCATAGGAATGGAAGAAGCAAAAGCAAAGTTTGCAAGACACACTCACTACGAATCACGAATAGTGGAGTTTGTAGAGTTTGAAGATATTTCAAAGGAGGAGATTCGGGAATTCTGTGCATTAAGTGAGGTAAAGATTGAAGAAGATCTTATAGAACATTTTCATAAGAGGTTTCCGAACTTAAGACAAATAAGAGTTTTTTTAATAAGACTTGAAAAAATATGTAAATTGAATGGAATTGGAGAAGTTAATCTTCAAATGTTTAATCAAAGTGGAGTGAACCATGTCTCAACGAGATCAAAAAAAGCTTAATTATAAGAAGAATAAAAAGCATCAAACTATTTGGAACTATATGAGAAGAAATAGACACTTTAGAATGGGTGATGTGATGATGGTCTGTGATGTTAGCTTGGGATATCTTCAAAAGTATATAAAAGTGCTGGAGGAGACTGAATATATTATTCATACAAACAAAAATAAAAGACCTTATTCTAATAGAGAATATACACTTTATAACTATACAGGTGTTGCAGCTCCAAGAGTAGTTCCTGAAGGTTTATATGATGAGAATATAAATGAGACTCATGTTTTATATGAAGAAAGAATTGTTCATCTTCCAGAAAACTTACCTGAGATTTTGGAATCTATGAAATCAAATGATGCAGCAACAAAAGTTGAACTTTGTAAAGCATCTGGAGTTACAAGAAAAAAGTTAAATGATTGGTGGAATGTGATTGAAAAACTTGGAGTTGTAAAAGATAGATTTCAAGAAGTTGTTAATAAAAAGTTAGTTGATGTTTATATTTTTGATTCTTCAAGAGTTAGAGAAATTATAAAAGAGTTAAAAGCTGGAGCTTACAAAGAAGAAGATAAAGAATTGAGGTCTTTATGGATGCATTAGAACTATTATCACAGCAACTTAAGATAAAGAGTCTTGGAAAGATAGCAAAAGAACTTGAGGTGTCTAAATCATCTCTTTGTCTAATACGAAGTAAAAAGTATCCAAATCCTCAAAAGATGTATAGCAGGATTGTTGATAAATATGGAAATAAACAAGAGATTATAGGAATAAGCGTTAGCTCAGTAGATGAGCTTGAAGATTTAGCAAATTTAATAAAGGACATTGAATGTATTTAGAAGGTGGAACAATTGCATTAATTGTAGTGGGATTTATGATTTTAGGAGCAGCTGCTAATGAAGCTGCAGCAAGATACTTTGCAAATAAATACAAAAAACCTTTTAAGGACTAAAGATGAGTGATATTGATTATGCTCAAGCTTACTTTATGGAAACAGGTGATGTAGCAATTGAAGGTGATGAACAAAAGATTGAAGTATCAGAAGAGACAGCTAGAAAGTTAGCTGTTAGGTTATGTAGAATTTTTGGCTGGGGGATTAGACCTTCTGAGAGTGTAAATATAGGTTTTCTTGGAAAAGCAAATGAGAACTGTACAAAAGAAAATCCAATAGGGAAATAAGTTTTCATAGAGCAGCTGTTGAGCTGTTCTATTGAGTACTCAATTTTATAAAAAAGGAAAATATATGGCAAAAAAAGATGAAAAAGGTTGGTGGTATAAGAAAAATGGTGATTTAGTTCATCCTGAAAGAGTGAAGGTTGAAGATAAATTAAAAGATGAGATGATTGATAAGATACTTGAAAAAGCAGGTGTAGTTACTGAGGCTATAAAAGTTTTTAAAGAAGAGGCTTATGATGAAGTAGATGCATACTTTTTACTACTCCTTGATAAGTATGGAATCGAACCTAAAAAAGGTGCAAAAGGTAATTATACCCTGGAGAACTTCTCTGGAACTGCAAAGGTACAAGTATCAACTGCAGACAATATTTTGTTTGATGAAAAGTTACAAGTTGCAAAACAAAAGATAGATGAGTACTTGCATGAGATAACTCAAGATTCAAATCCTGATATTCAAATTCTTATTACTAAAGCTTTTGAAGTGGATAAAAAAGGAGAGGTAAATCCCAGAAAGATTCTAGCTTTAAGATCATACGACATTACTCATAAAAAATGGTTAGAGGCAATGGTTATTATTGCTGAGTCAATTGAGGTTGTTTCTACAAAATCTTATATTAGATTTTACACTAGAAATAATACAACAGAATCTTATCAACAAGTTTCATTAGATATTGCAGGGGTTTAATTATGAAAGAGGGAGAAGAAATAAAAGGTTTAGTTTTTCATTGTTCCGATTCTTCATTTGGAAGTGCCACCATGATAAAAGGGTGGCATGTAAATGAAAGAAATTGGAGTGATATAGGTTATTCAATAGTTATTTGTAATGGACATGTTGAAAATGATACTTTTATGCCTTTTATGGATGGTGCTATTGAATGGGGAAGAGATATTGATAGAGAAGCAGCTGCTCAAAGAGGCTTTAATGATATGGAAGCTGTTTGTATGATTGGGAAAAGTGGAGTTTTTACCATAAGTCAACTTGAATCTGCAAGAAGATTGATTCTTTATTTTATAGAACATCATGGATTAACAGCTGATAAGATTTATGCTCATAGTGATTTAGATAGTAGAAAACCACATTGTTGTGGTCTTCCAATAAAAGAGTTTGTTCAGGCTTGTATCAATCTTGAATCGCTTGATAGATTTGTGAAGGGTAGATGAAGAATCATAGTTTCATAGAGTCTTAATTGTAAGGCTCTATTGAGATTATTTACAGGAGATAGAATGATTGAAAAGTTTTTTATACAAAAATCTTGTTGGAAATATAGATATAGGATAGATTTTTTTAATAAATATCCTTGTAGGTGTCCAAAGTGCAAGAGGGAGCAAGTAAAATGAAATTAGCACCACAAACAGGAAACGAACAAATGGATGAAGCATATCAAAGAATGCAAGTTCATGTTGATAAATGCAATAGCTTTGAACAATTTCATAACTATTTCAATCAGGTATTAAAAAGTAATGATAAAGAAAAACTAAATACTTGGCTTTTAAAAGTTATATACGTGCATTTAAAACAACCAAAGCATGAGTTTGACCAAATGCTTGAGCTGTTAGAAAAGAATGAGCCTGAGAAAGTACAGAGGCTTAAAGTATGGCTATCAAATAGTTTATTTGAAGCAAAAGAAGGAGGTGCTAAATGAGTTTTAATTTTTTACAAGATGTAGTACTTACACCTGAAGACTTTGATATACAAGACCAAAAAGTATTTATAAAAGATTTTTTATATTCAAATACAGTAACAGTTATTTACTCTCCACCAAAGCAAGGTAAGACTTGGCTTGGATATGGACTTGCTACAACAGTTGCAAAAGATGATAGTGTGGAAGAGGTTATATATCTTGATATGGATAACTCATTGAATACTCTAAAAGATAGAGCTGTAAATGAGATACTTCTTCCTCATCCAAAGATTAGATATGTGAGTAACTCAAAACTTAGATGTACTCCTATAGAGCATTTAAGACAGATTTCAAAAGAGGCAGTTCCTGGAAACTTTGAAGGAATAGTATTTTTCCTTGAGACTACAAAAGATTATGTAGATACAGATAGTAAATCACAGTCTGAAGAGTTTATGAAAATAGTTATGAAGATGAGAGATGCAGGTGCAACTATAATCATCATGCATCATGCTACAAAAGCAGGAAGAACAATCTCTGGAGTTCAAGTGTTTATAAACTCTCCTGATAATGTATATGAACTTATACAAAAAGCTAGAGACAATAACAGCTTACATTTTATGTTAAATGTAACTCATGCAAGAAATCTTGTAAAAGATGCAGGACTTACAGTCAATACAAAAACTTTAAAGCTTGAGAAACTAGATGAAGTATATTCTACTATGAGTACTTATGAAGAAGAGTTTGTTAGAAAAGCAAAAGATGCTTTAGAAAAGAACAAAGCTGGACTAGGACAAACTGAACTTTTAAAAGCTACAGGACACGAAAAATCAGATAAGACTGCTAGAGATACTCTTGAAAAATATGTTGATAAATTTTGGTCAAAATATCAAGAAAGAAAAGGTCGACCAGTAACTTACAACCTTATCGCTTGAAACCGTTACAACCACTACAATAACCTACAGTAAAGCCCTTAAAGGTGGTAGTTGTTTGGGTTGTAAAGGTTATAGGAAAATCAATCTTTCCATATTTCAAGAAATTTAATTATAAAAAATATTAGTCTTAATAGGTCTTTGAAATTCATATTTACTCCTTTGGATTTCAAAACACTAGCACAAAATCTTTGCTATTTTGTCCATACTTTTTTGTATCAGATAGAAATATACATAAAAATAAAAAATCATGACAGGGGGGATAATTGAAAATGACAGCAGCACAAATAAAGTTCAAAAAGCAACTAATTCAAAAAATACAAGTATTTAAATCAAATGTATTTATTGATGATGAAAGTAGACGTGAGTTTATGCTCTCAAGATTTGGAGTTGATAGTACAACTAAAATGAGTATTGATCAGCTTAAATTATTGTGTGACTTTTGTAATAGAAAAGTTAGTGATATTCCAGTTGATAGAGCAACTGAAGCTCAAGTAAAAAAGATATATGATCTATGGTTTGAAAAAGCTAGAGATAAGAGTTTAGATGCCTTATATAGCTTTATATTTAGGATTACTAAGAAAGATGTATCTGAAGTAGCAGAATTACTTAAGTGTGAAGCCACAAAGGTTATTGTGGCTTTATCTAAGATGGATTAATTTTTAATCAACTCCTATTTCTTTTTTCTGAATCAAAAAATCTTATTTTTGGAACTTTTGGAATCTCAATGGATGGAACTTTTGGAATCTCAATGGATGGAACTTTTGGAATCTCATATCTTCTTATTCCTGAAGTTGTTTTTGATGAAGATTTTTTATTTCTATTATGCATCTTTGTCTTATTTAATGTGTCGTCAATTCTTTTTTTTAAAATATCTTTTTCTAATGTTTTCTTACTATCTTTTAATGATTCTATTACTGATTCGTATCTTTTCTTTTCATTTTTAAGCTCTTGAATTTCATTTTTTATAGAGGTGTTTTGGATAATTATTACATCCATATGTTCTTCTACTTCATCTTTAAGTTTAGTATCTTCTATTCGTTTTTCTTCTAAGTTTTTAATCTCTTTTTTTAATAAATCAATATTTTCTCTTAATTCTTTCTGTTCTTTGTTTAAAACTTTTTCTTCCTCTTTTGCAAGTTCTATTTTTCTCTCTTTTTCATCGTTTTCTTTTTTAGCAAGTTTTATTGATTCTTCTTTTTCTTTGTTTTCTATCTCTTTTAATGCATTTGTTTTTTCTTGTGCTTTATTATTTACTTCTTGTAATCGTGCAGCTTGACTATCAAGTTCCAATTTCATTGTATCTTTTAAAAATTCTGTTGTTTGAAGTTTCACTCTTTCTACTTCTTCTATTGATTCATAATGTTTTTTTAACATTTCATTTTTATGTTTTTTTATTTCTTTATCAATGTATTTGTTATACGGGATAACAATTAATAAGTTTAAAAATGGTATTGCATAGATATAGAATGCAGCCAGAAGAGTTGGATAAACTAGGCCTTTCATTAATCCAATAGGAACATGTTGAATATAAAGTATTTTATGGCTTATTGTCATATTATCAAACAGCATAAAAAACATAATATCGTAGTTTACAATAGCCCAAGCAATAATAAAGTTTAGTAAGAGCATATTTTTAACTCTTGCTATAAATACATCTTGAAGGCCTTTCAAAAAATCATTCATTCTTTTCCTTTTATTTTAATTCATCCATAAAGTTTCTGAGCTCTTTATAGCAAGTTGCTTTTAATGGTCTGGTCTTTTTCTCTACTTGATCATATTCTTTAGAGCTTAAGAATACTCTTTCACATTTAGCTATATCATTTCTATATTCAATAATACATTTATCATAATCTAGTATTAGTTTAATTACTTTCTCTGCTCCAAGAAGTTGTAATTTGCAAAGAGCTTCTGAACATTCTTTTATTCCTTTTGTATAATCATCATCACATTCTTTATACTTTGCCATTAAGTCTTCTCTTAAGTCAGTTGCTAATAAATTTGAATCTTTAAATCCAAACCATTGACTTTTTATACTATTTGCAGCATCAAAATATGTATGCATTGATACAGAAACTTCTTCAAGTATTTGCATTTTTCTATTTAGTTTTTCTTTTGATACTTCATGTTTATGACTTAATTTTGTAACAAAGTAAGTTGCAAAACCACTAATTAATGCACCTAAACCAATCTTTAGTGCAGTATCTATAAGTTCGTATATTTCTTTAGTATGATCTATTGTATTAACATCTGCCATTGTAATCCTTTATATTAGGTCTTTACTTATTTTATATCCTGCTGCTTTTAATTCATCAGCAAGCTTATATCTCCATGCTCCATGCTCATCCATTTTTTCATAGAGAACTCCAGAGATATCTCCGGGAGTTTCTACTCTTCCTTTTACTAGAGGGAAAGTATTCTCTCTTCCAATTTTAGCCATTAAATAACCATGTTCTAAAACTACATTTTGTCTTGCTCTTCTTTGAAGATCATCTTTTTCTTTTCCTCCCCAATCACATTCTGTGTAAAGAACTACTGCAAAACCAATATCTTCAGTATGTGCTTCAATTTTTTCTATAACAGTATTACTTCTACTTACCTGATCTCTTAAAACTATTGGTTCAAGATTTAGTTTTCTTACTATGTCAGATACTTGACTTATTGCTAATTCATCATGTCCATGAACTATAAAAACTTTTGTTTTTGGTATATCCTTTTGTATATTAATAATATTAAGAGTAACGTTGTCGCTATATGTTGTGTTAACATCTCTTGCACTATGTTCTTCCCATTCTTCTACTTCTTCAATAAAAGATTCTATTAACATTTTTTTATCTATTATTGACTTATTAAATCTGCTAAGCTCACCATTGGAATTGTATACATCATCAAAACCTTGTGCTAAAGGGCTAGGTTCAAATTTTGTTTTTTCAAGATCACTAAGATATGTGCTACCAAAAATCTTTTCAATTATTCTTTTTATTTTTCTATGCCATTTATGATAAACTGGATTGTTGTCAAGTTTATATTCAGGTAAATTATCACCTTCTTTTAATAATTCATTCAATTTATCTAATGCTTCTTGTTTTTCCATAATCTCTCTTTTATAATAAAATCTGATTATTTTATCTAAAATATAGTTATTCGTTATTGAATATCAAAATGCAATATAATTGTAAATATCTTGCAATTTGTAATTAAACTTGTTATACTTTCAAAAAACTTAAGGAGGCTTATATGAATGATGGTGCTGTAACTAACTACGATTTATTTGAAGAGTTTTTTAATTTTATTAAAAATCCAGAGACTGATTTAAACAGTGCAATCAAAGAGTTTGGTGGCTCATCCTTTTATGTACCTTCTTATAAAACCACTTGTAGAAATGATGAAATAATAGAAGAATATAAAGAAAGACTTGGTGAAAAGCATCTAGCTAAAAAACTTGCTAAGAAGTATGATCTTAGTGAATCTCAGATATTTATAATTACTAAGCCTTTACGAGAGCCTTCTTTATTTTAAGTTAGAAAAATATATACTTTTATTATCAGTTCTACAAAGATATTCAATAAATATTTTTGTAGAGTTGACTGAATGGTAAGGTGCTCGATTGATACTCGAAGGCTAGGGGCAACCCTAAGCAGGTTCGAAACCTGTACTCTCTGCAAAACTCCCCTCGGGGAGCTTTTTCAGTTTAAAGCACTTTCTACAAACTTAATAACTATATCCTGAAGTTCTTTTTCAACCCCACCATAAAGTTTTCCATTTGAATCTATAGGCATAAAAGCTCTAGCTGGCACGCTTCCATCATCTTTTCCAAACTGCATTACTACAGGATAAGGAAAGCCTTTATAAGTGGCACTTGTTCCAACACTTGCTTCATCTTTTGAAGCTGATTGGATAAATTTTCCTTGCAAGTCACCTTCATTATACAACATCTTTGCAGTTGATTTATATTTTAAAGTTGATTCTTTTAGTGGTGTCCAAGCTTTACCATCTGGGGTTCTTCCATCTTCAAAGCTATCCATACTTATGTTATAGAGGTGATTTGATAACTCTATCATCAGAGGTTGTGTATCTGAAATAGATGTTTGAGCATTTTTAAGAGTTTTTATAGCTTCAGTAAAACCAAATGCCTGTAAAGTTATTTGCATAATATTTCCTAATTAGTTATAATTTTCTATATATAAGAGAAATGGGACTACAGATATGGCATGTCGGATTGCCCTGCAAACTGTAGCCTTTAATCCGACTCTCTTTTATATATAAGTTTTTCTATTCTTCTTTTATCCATTTGAGTACCATTATCTAAAAAGTATGCTGTTACTCCTTGAGTCTTATCTTTTAAATATTCAAATATAACCAATATAGCTCTTCTTTTGCCATTGTCATTATAGTATCTAAACATTTTTTTTATAAGTCTATTTTCTTTTGTTATCTTTCCTTTTGCATACTCTAGATATATTTCATCTGGATCTTTTATGGTTTTTGCTATTTCATCTAGGTATAGATGTCTATCTCTTTTTTTGATTTTACTATGTCCTGAAGCTGCTTTAAAAAGGTTATCATCTATTATTATAGGATCATTGATTTTATCTATGAATACATCAGCTTCTTTTATGGCCAAAGTTTTATAAAATCTCTTTTTTAAATCCTCTTCACTCATATCTTTTAAGGCATTGTTTTTTATACTTTTTAAAGTTGTAAGTGCTGCTAAAGATGAAGACAAGTCTAATTTACTTATAGTTGATACTTTTGAGATATCTCCTACGTTGTAAGCCCAATCTTTTGATGCTATACCTTTTATTTTTCCTTTGTAAATATTAAGACCTCTTTTTTCTAAATCTTTTTCACTATGAGCTGTGACACTACATTTACAGTTCCAATCATTTGGAGGGTAGTTTGTACTCCAAAAACTATGATCTCTTGGAAGTACAGTTCTATGAAGGTCTCTATGCTTTTCCCTGGTGTTTTCTAAAAGAGCTGATCTATACATCCAATAAGTTGATAAAGGAAGTTGCATCATCTGTTTATATCTATATTGTTGATAAGCAACTCTCATATTTGTATCAAAGATAGTTTTTAGTCTTCTAGAACCTATAAGAACTTTTTTTATTTCTCCTGTCTTAGGATTAATTATCTCTTGTTCTCCCCACCAACCTTTTTTCTTTAAAGTAGGAAGAATGTCTTTTTTAAACTGTTTGAAGTTCTTACCATCTTTCAATGCATCAGTTAAAGCACCATGAATATCATTTAATAAATCGGCTCTAGTAACTTTTGCAACTGTGAAGGTTTTATGATGTGCCTCTTTTATCATCTCATCATAATCAAAAGTTAGTTTAAAACCTTTGTTTTTTAGATAATTTATAATCTCTTCCGGTGGTTTAGTAAAGTCAAGTTTAACCATCTTTATTCTCATCTTCTATTTGAGCAGCAGCTAAAAGTTGAGCATTTGCTATATTTTGGAAAAGAGTATCTTCTAAAGTAGAGGTATTCATATTTGGATATAGTTCAAAAAGTTTATCTAACATCTCTTCATATGAATCACTATTATTTATAACATCAACTATTTGCTTTTGAAATGTGATTGCAATTTGTGTGATATCTATCTTGTCACTATTTTTATCAAGTTCATCATTGAAAATATTCTTATTTGAAGTTATTAATGAATTATTTGTTTGTGAAATGTGATTAAGACTTAGCTCCTCTTTTTTATCTTCTACATTAATATTGTATGTTTTTTCAATATACTCTTTTGTAGGAGTGTATCCCATATCATGAATTACTTTATCTCTATCAACAAGTAGTTTATTTGGATCATCTTTATCTTTTAGTGTTCCTGTTATATCTTCACTTATTTGGTTTAATTCTTTAAAAGATTTAAGAACTTCTTTGATAACTTTATTTACTATATTTTCATCAGCTCTGGCCAAATCTTCTCTAATTTCATTGTGAACAGTAGCAGCTGCTTGTGAACCACCTTTTACTTGTCCTGTAAGATTACCACCTAATAAAACCATTCTTATTTGGTCATCTATATATTCAACTATTTCTTTGAAGTTTCCTTTATCTGTTGCAGTTTTTAAATCAATTTCATCTTCAGTATCAACAACAGCTCCATCTCCTCCTAGCATATTATATATTTCATCTGCAAGTTCGTTTTTATTTCCTTCAGTTTTTGCTATCACCCAAGGAGTACCAAATCTCTCAAGAAGTTCTACCCAGAACTCTAAAGAAGCATTTTTAAATTCAATTAGCCAAAATAGAGTTGTATAAATTGCTTGTCCATATGGTTTGTTTGCTTTTGATTTATATGTCGAGTATATTGCTTTATGCATAGGTATATCTTCAGGCATACCATCTGAAAAGTATTTTAAAACATTTTTCTCCAGGATAAAGTTCTTATAATCTCTTTCTACTAAAACGGGGTAAAGTCTGTTTTTATCTTCTTCCCAGTTTAATTCAAACACTCCAAAACCCTGGTATGGAATATCTAATATTGAATCTAAAGTATCATAATCAAAGATATCTTCTAATCTTGATTTTATTGTAGAATCTTTACAATCTATTAAAATCTCTTTTTTTAACGTTGCAGCTTTTCTTGAACCAATTGAAGCACTAACAGTTCCATCTCTTAGGATTTTATCAATAGCTTCATTATCAAGCCATGAGCTTTGAACAGGTAGTTCAAATAGTGAAGTTAAAATATCTTTTTGTTTTGAATTTAATTTTACTGATGTTCTTTCTTCTTTTTTATTGTTTGTTAATATTGAGCCTTTAGCTCTTTTAAATAAATTCTTTAATTTCATCTTCTACCTCTTGGAGTTCTTTTATTTCTACTTTCTCTTTTATGTCTTAATCCTCTTTGATTACTTCTTCTTGAACCATTTTGAGAATCTTTTTTTAGTCTTCTTAATTTGCTTAATTTATATATTGCAGAAACAGGATCATGTAAATCATCGTGTTCAGATTCAGGGAAATCATTCATTTGGTTAAATAGTTCAGGATGATCTCCCACAAAAACAATATCTTTATCATCAATAGGAAACTCTAATTCTCCCATACGGTCCTCTTTGTTTTCACTCCAATGAATAAACTTTGTATTTGGCATAGGAACATTTGCATTCCAAGCTGCATCTTTTATCCAATCTCTAAGCATGTAAAAACCACCATTTTTATCTCCAGAGAGTAGATATATTTTCCAAAGATTCATAAGTCTTAGAGTTTCAGTTACAACGGGTTTCCCTTTAATACGCATCTGTTTGGTGTAAAAAATATAGAGTTTTTTCGTTGTATCTGATACTCCACCTGCTACAAATCCACAAAAGTCACCTTCTTCTGAATCTCCTTTTGCATCTACATATAAATAGATTCTGTCTAGTTTTGGCATTTGAGTTGAAGTTATTTTCTCAAACTTTGAGGAGTCAAACTTTTGGTTCTCAGAGTTTGGATTGTTCTGCTGTTCTTTTTGAAAGGCTTTATTATTAGCAGCTCTTTTTTGCATAAGAAACTCTAACTTAACTGCATTCCAAAGTAGAACTGCACCTTCATCCATAAGTTTTTTATTTTCTAAATAGAAGTTTCTAGCTTCTTCTACACCTTCATATTTATATATTTTTGTGTATTCTTCCCATAAATCCATATTTTTTGGATAGGAGATTAAAGCTCTAAAAATTACAGGATGCCAAAACTTCAGCTTGAGCTTTCTTGATAATACTGAGTCTCTATGTAAAATAGTTCCTATATATAAAATATCAAGTGAACCATCAACACTTCCTAAGTTATCAATAGCTTCATCAAGCCACTCTTCTAGTTTATCTCTTTGTTTTCTGCTTCTTACATTTGTATCATTTTCTAGATCATCTATTATTGCAAGGTCTGGTCTATAAACTCCATGCTTAACACCTCTTACTCTTTTTCCTGATCCATAGGCTTTGATTTTTACATTGTTATTTGTAACTATCTCTCCTATTTTCCATATCTTTCCTACTCCACAACTTTCAGGAAAATCAGCTTTTAATCTTTCATTCTCTTCTAGTTCTGCCTTAATTGCTTCAACTAGAGTCTCAGCTAGTTCTATTGCATCAGAGAAGATAGTTGGAAAGTTTTTATATCCATTTACAATACACCAAATAGGAAATACAACAGAAACATCAGTTGATTTACCAAATCCTCTTGGAGCTGCTTTTGCAAACTTTAATCCCATAGGTTTATATTTATCTATGATTTTGTAGTAAGTTTTATCTAGGTCTTCTTGCAGTTCACTCTTTCCAGGAAGTGTATAGTAATGAGGAAAGTAAGTCATTCTAAAATAATGAAAGTTTGTCTTTTGCTTATCTCTTCTTTTTTGTTTATCTTTTGGATCTAAAAGGTTAGAGACTTTTATCTGCTCTTTTAAGCCAGCAGAGAATTTTCCTAACTCTTCTTTAAATACTCTTCTTGATATCTTTCTTGCTGCAAACTTGCTTTTACCTTCTTCTAAAGCTTCATTGTATGAATTATTTATAAGTTCAAGTAGTTCGCTTTTTTCAAATAGAGACATCGCTTAACTCTTCTTGGATTGCATAAACTCTTTCAATAACTTTTTCCATGCTTTCAGTTGGTATATGATCTTTGATATCTAAAAGTATAGTTTCAATTGTATGTTTTATAAGTCCATATTTATAAGCTTCAGGATCTTCAGCAGCTGCTACTTTCCTCATTTTAGAGAAACTATCTCCTAAAGATACAAGCATTTGAGCTTTTGCTTCAACACTCATCTTTTCATTTTCTCTAATCTCTTTTATACTTTGATACATATAATTTACAAATAAAGAGTACATATTTTCTTTTGTTTCACTTGACTCTTTTATGTATTTAGCAGCTCTTAGCGTTAGCCAATCAAAACCTTCAGCTTTATCTTTACTTTGATAGTTGGAGATAGTTTTATCTCCAACTTGTAAAATCTGGGCTATTTCAATTTGAGACTTTGAGGCATCTATAAAAAGCGACCTTGCTAACATTCTATTTTTATCTGCATTACTTAGTTTCATCTAAAACCTTCTGTTCTTACTCTTTTTTTATCTCTATGTCTAAATGCATATGATTTGCTACTTGCAGGAATTGTAACTGTAGTGTTATTCTTATGTTCAGTTATTAATCTTCCTGTACTCATTTTCATAAGATATGATTCATTCTCTTTTTTGAGTTCTTTATCTCCCTCACTTATAAGACCATTTTGTGCTCTTAGTTCATAGATTGTTAAATCAACAGTAATCTTTTTTAAAAGTGCTGTTGGATTTTCAGGTTGGATAATAAAAGATTCAATAAAAGAGATTGCATCATTTAGTGCATCATCTATTACGTCTTGATTTAAATTTCCTGTTGCATTTAAATCTGAAAGTTGAGTAAGTTCTGTTTGGCTTATCTCTTTTAGTAAATCTTCATTGGTAATCAATTTTAAATCCTTTTACTTTAGCGTTTAAAACCCGTTTAAAAACTCTAAACTATTTTTAGTCGATACATTTATCGTTTCAATAAATAAAAGCCCTTAAGGGCCTTTATTTTGAATATTGCATTAAGCTGAATAAATAAGCTTGATTAACGCACCAGGTCTTGTACAATATGGAATGATTTTTGTTTCAGTCTCAATTGCCCATCCTTTACCTCTTTCTAATTCTTCAGGAGATGCAGCAAAGAACATTTTTGGAGCTGCTTTCATGGCTTGAGTATGATCTGCTCTTCCATAAACAACTTCATATACTTTCTCAGACTTAGGAATAACTACAGCTTTACCTTCTTCAATAAAAGGTTTTCTGTTTCCATTTTCATCTTTCCACGAAGCTCTAAATGGAATAAATCTCTTACCATGAATAGTAAGTACTCTTTTTCCATTTTCATCAATATATTTTGCAGGACCATTATCTTTAAAGTCTCCAGCTGCTTTTGCATTTGCAACTGTTCTATTAAAGAAAGTAGAAGAACATAAAATGTCATATGGAACTTCAATACCAAGTTCATCAACTAAAGCTTCATCAACTTCATTTAAAGCAATATCAATTTCTTTGTTTTTAAACTCAATTGGATTTGCAGTTGTTCTAAAGTCAAATAAAACTTTTCCTTTTCCATCAACTACTTTTCCAAATAAAGCACCTGTAGCCATATACTCAATAGTAGTCATATAGTCATCTTTATGCTCTTTTAAAATCTGAGTAATCTTTTGTGAAACAGCTTCTACTTTTGCTTCACCTTTTAAAGATTCAAATTCATTTATTTCATGAGCTAAGATGGTATCACTCAATCCAAATCTTGGAAGTTCAATGGTTAGTTCATAAACATCTTTTAAATCTCTTACTAATCTATCTGCTCCAGGAAGAATTGTTTCTAAAACAATCCCTGCACCTTTTTTAATTTTAAGTTTTGCAGTGTTCCCCATAACAGGTTTTGCATTTGCTTTAAAATATTTATCAAATACATAGGTACCTGATGTTTTAACTTGATTAATTGCGACCATTATTGTAGTTAATGTCCACAACTTCATAATCTCTAAAAATGGCATTTCTTATCTCCTTATCTTAAAATGATTTTATTGTTAAATAAGTGTGGTTTATGAGAGGCATTTAAACCTTCAAGATATTTCTCTCTTACAACACCTAAAAGTAAAACTTCTGCAGGACCTGATGTTTCTAAGTTATCACATAGGATTCCATTTGGTTCTGCATCAACAGCTGCTACATCAAAAGTAGCTCCACCATCAGTTGTAATTAAAACTTGCCCAGCTTTTAAACCTTCTGTTCCATCTGGAATAGTTACAGCAGCCTCTGTTGCTAGAACTTTTTTGATTACTACATCACTTTGTTTTTTTAGCGTTACATTTTGTACGCTTGTTCCTACGAAATCAGACATTATTCAATACCTCCTAATTTAAGTACATTGTATTTTTGGTTTCCTGCACCTTGATTGTTGTTTGAATAAACATCATCTTCAGGTTTTGTAACAATTACTTTTGCATTTGTTAATAGACTTGTTAATCCTTCTGGATTTGATTTCCCAAAAGCAATAAGTGAATCTTTTTGGCTAGCTACAACTTTGTTTGCTGCAATTGCATCATCAACTTCTTTTTCAACTCTTGCTGATTCAGCTGCTGTTTCTTTATCTTTCAAATCTTTATTCTCTTTTTCAAGAGCTTCCATTTTTGCTTTATCTTCAGGTGTCATTCCTGTGTTCTCCTTTTTATTTATTTGATTATTGTTAGCGACTAGTTCTCCTAAGTCTTCTAAAAATGGTCTATTTGTAAGAGCTGCACTATGAATAGTCCAACCTATATCTTTTCCAGTTGTTTGGTCTATAGTGTTCTTTTGAAAAACTGGTGAAATATATTTGTATTTACCAGTTTTAATAAGCTCTTTCCCATGTTCTAGCCATTCGACTTTTGCCCATAACTCTTCATCTTTTATCTCAAACTCTTTTATCCAACCATAAGCTTCTCCTGTCCCTTCAATAACAGTTGCATGATCTAAGTCGATTACTAGATCTACCTTTGCATTATCAAAGTTAGTTTTCATCTGCTGTAAGTCTTCAAGATTGAGTTCAAAGTCTCCTGCTACATGACCTTGCCATTTACCTGTAATGGCAAGTTTTATTTCATCTTGTATTGTTTGGGAGTTTAGTGCAAACAGTACGTTACATGCTATAAGTGATTTATTCAATATATTCTCCTTGTATATGAATTTTTGGTATTGTAAATTCTAGATTTTTTTGAAAGATAGTTATATAAGCACTTTCATTTTTTGCATCTAATATTTTCTTTGATGCACCAATTTTTATTGGTTGTGAATCTAAAATTGTTTTTGAATATAGTTTTTCATTTATCTTTAATAGAAGTTCTTCTATTTCATTATGTTGTTTTTGTCTTGTTTTTTTGTTGTTTGAAAATGAAGCTTGTGCAATGTATAAAGAGAATTTTAAATTCAATTCAAATGAAGATATAGGATCTTCTTCTATAAAATCTACATATATAATAGGTAATTTTGAAGTATCTATTTGAATAGCTTTTACAGATGAAAACTCACCAAAATACTTTTCGCAACTAGCTATTTGGGATAAGTCTTTTTTTAATTCTATTTCATACTCTTGCACAATTTCCCTTTTCTAAACAAATGAGCCAAATCTTACAAAATAGTCCAAAGCCTTATCTAGTCGTGTTTTTTTGAAGAATCTAACACTAAAGTCCCTTGCTTTATAGTGCGTATATATAGATGTTAGACTGCGATAAAAATTTAAGTTAAGGTTTGAAATGGAAGCAACAATAGTGATAAATACATGGCAATTAATTATAGGAATCATCACTTTTGTAGGTTCATTTTCTATTAATACTTTTATGACTACACGAAATAGTAAGAAAATTGAAGATTTTGAAGAGAAGATTGTTGATGTTGTTAAGTGGGATAAAGCTAGGGCTACTTTTGTATCAAAAGAATTATATGCAAATCAGATGGAGCATATAGATTTAGCTCTAGGTGAACTTAAAAAACAAAATGAAGCAATCTTAAGTTATGTAGCAAAGGATAAATAATGAGTATCTTATCAAAATTAAATCCTCTTTCTTGGATAGCTGATATTGTAAAAGAACCAATAGTAGAATGGCAAAAAAGAAAAACTTTAAAAGTAGAAAATGAAGCAAAAGAGCTAGATAGAGAGCATGAAGTAAGACTTAAAAAGATGGATATTGCTGCAAAACTTGCTGAAAAAGGACAGCAAGTAGAGGCTGATTGGGATACAAATGCTCAAAACAATATGAAACACTCTTGGAAAGATGAGTGGTTTGTATTTTTATTTTCTATTCCATTGATAGCTGCTTTTATACCACACTTTCAACCATACATTTTAGAAGGCTTTAAAACATTAAAACAAACTCCTGATTGGTATATGTGGTTAGTAGTTGGAATTGTAATAGCTACTTTTGGACTTAGATGGATGTTTGGAAGAATTAAAATCAGATGATGACTTTAGGGGAACTAAAAAGAAGATTAGAAAATATAGCTCAAATAGGAACTATATCAGCTACAAAATCTCAAGATGGAAAAGCTCTAGCTAGAGTTATTTTTGATGATGATGTGGATAACAAGAGAGTATCTGCATTCTTACCAGTTGTAAGTATTGCAAACTCTTTTGTAAGAGTTCATGTACCAATAAGAGTAAATGAACAGGTTCTAGTAATAAGTCCATTTGGAAATGCAAATAGTGGATTTATTATTAGATCTATTTTTAATAAAGCTTGTAAAGAGCCAGATGGATCTAATGAGTTTACAACAGTTGTTGAGTTTGAGGATGGAACTAGGTTTTCCTATGACACTAAAAACAAAAAATTAACTGCAGCTTGTGTTGGTGATATTGAGATTATTGCAAAAAATATAACTATCAAAGCAGATAATACAAACTTTGATGGTGGAAGTGTAACTCATAATGGAACAACAATAGATGATACCCATGATCATACACAAAATGCAGGTAATCACTTTGGAGCTGGAGCTATTACAACTGCTCCAAATAAATAAAGAGAAAAAGATGGCAAAGATTTCAAAAGAAAAAAGCTTTAACAGAATGATTGAGACACCTCTAGGTTCTAGAGTTTATCTTCCTCATTTTGGCTCAAAGCTTCATATTTTAATAGATAGACCTACAACACTTAAGTGGGCAATGCTATTTAAAAAGTATCTCTTTGAATGCTTTTTTGATGAGAACTGGAATCCTTGGGATGATAGATTAGTTCCAACAGGTGTTACATTAAATAGTTTTGATACTACAAGTGGAGAGATCTCTTGTAGTGTGAATTTTGAAGATGATTTAAGTTTGGAGTATGCAGCATGATAGATATTAGTTCATTACCTACACCAGCAGTTTTACAAACTTTAGATTTTGAAGAGATAAAACAAGAAATCATATCAACTGTTCAAAGTGTAAAACCTGATTGGGAAGCTTTAGAGAGTGATGATTATATGCCTTTAATAGAAGCAAATGCATATAGAGAAATTCACTTAAGAAAAAAGTTTAATTCCCTGGCACTTGCATTTTTTATTGCAACTGCTACAGGTGATGATTTAGATAACTGGGGAGCACTGTTTGACTGTGTTAGATTGCAAGGTGAACATCCTTATGATACTTATACTTTTACTCTAAGTGAGGCTCAAGTTGGAGATATCACTATTTCTTCAGGTTTAGTTTTAAGTGATGATGAAAGTATATATGAGGCAACACTTCAAGAAGATGTAATTATATCTGCAGGTGAACTTGAAGGAAGTGGAAAAGTGGAACTTCAACTTTCAGCTTCAAGTAGTGATGTTCAAACTGTAAATATAACAACACCACTTCCTTATGTAGTAACAGCAGCTTCTGGTGATGGTTTTAAAAATGGAAGTGAAGTTGAAAGTGATGAAGAGTTTAGAGCTAGGATTTTCATCTCTATGGCTGATAAATCAACTGCAGGAGCTAGTGAAACCTATGAAAGTTTTACATACTCATCTGATGAAAGAATATCTGATGTGAATATAGAGAGATTAGAAGCTGGAACAGTTCATGTCTTTTACTATAGCAAAGATGCAGATGCAACTATGCAAGAGAATATAAACTCAAGTTTAAATGATAAGCAAATAAGACCTCTAAGTGATACAGTAATTATAGATCATGTAGAGGTTATAAATATAGATGTTACTGCATCACTTGTATTGGAAGAGAATGTTCTATCAAATGAAGTTCTTTCAAATGCAATAGCATCTTTAAAAGCTGGATTAAAAACTTTAGAAAAAATCAAAGAAGATATCACTTTATCTGAGATAAATGATTTTTTAAAAGTAGCTGGAGTTAAAGAGGTGATTATCTCAGGTCCAAATGAAAACTATGTTATTTCATACAATCAAATAGGGGTACAAAATGAGCTCAATATCACTATTGCCTAGTAATGAAAGTGAAATAGCAAAAGCTATTGATATCGCAAACTCAAAGAGACTTGATTTAATTGGTGATGAGCTAAGTATTGTAAAGCATCTTGCAAATCCTTTATTTTGTCCTTTAGAGTTTTTGCCTTTTTTGGCATATGCTTTTAAAGTTGATTTTTGGGATGAAGAATTAAAAGAGAGTGAAAAAAGAGATCTGATAAAACACTCTATTTTACTTCATCAAAGAAAAGGAACTTTATGGGCTATTGAAGAAGTACTTGAATTGGTAAATTATTCAAATAAAGCAAAAGGTGAATATGCAAAGATCAAAGAGGGGCTTAGGTTAGATAGTAGGGATGGAAGCTATAAATATGATGGTATTTATAATCATGGTTCTAATGATGATTGGGCAAAGTATGTAATTTATGTACCAAAACCAATTACTATTTCAAGGGCAAATATAGCTAGAAAACTAATTGAAGCTTATGCACCAAAAAGATCACATCTAGTAGCAATTGTTTATGATATTGCTGCTTCAAGGGATGGAACATATTTTTATAACAATGAAATAACACATGGAAAAATAGGAGCAGCGAATGGCTGATATAGAAGAATTAGAACAGTGGGAAGATGGAGTTTATCAGCTTGAAACTACTGATCCAGTTGAAGGTGGAGCAGATGGGGTTGATAACAAACCACATAAACACCTAGCGAACAGAACAGTATATTTAAAAAGTAAATTAGAAAAAAGCACTTTTGCTTCAATGATTATTGCTTCACCTTCAAATGTAGTTCCTGATGGGTTTTTAGAATGTAATGGGGCAGCACTTTCAAGAACTGTATATGCTGATTTATTTGCAAAAATTGGAACAACTTATGGTGTCGGGAATGGAAGCAGTACATTTAATATTCCTGATCTTAGAGGTGAGTTCATAAGAGGGCTTGATAATGGTCGTGGTGTTGATAGTGGTCGTGGTGTTGGTAGTTTTCAAGGTGATGCAATACGAAATATTATAGGTAGTTTTGTTATGGGGGACTCGAGTGGAAGATACAATTTTTCATCAGCAAATGGAGTATTTTCTACAGCATTTTCTTCAACTGGTGTTAATAATTCAGGAAATACTGCATTTTCAGTTGATGCAGGTGTTGAGTTTGATGTTTCTAATGTTGTACCAACAGCAAGTGAAAACAGACCACGAAATGTAGCAATGATGTATTGCATTAAATATTAGGAAGGTAAAAATGATAATTTATAATTACGATAAAGAAACTAAAGAGTTTTTATCTCAAACTGAAGCAATAAAAGATCCACTTGAAAAAGATAAATATCTTATTCCAGCTAATGCAACAACAGTTAAACCATTAAAAGAAAAAGATGGTTTTGGAATTTGTTTTAATGAAGATCAAAACAGTTGGGAATATATAGAAGATAATAGAGGTCAAAAAGTTTATTCAGCAGAAACAAAAGCTGAAGAAACTGTGAATTATCTTAGTGAAATAAAAGATGGATTTACATTGCTTGTTCCTGGTGAGTTTGATAAGTGGAATGGATCAGCCTGGGAAGCAGATATTAATTTAATCAAAAGCACAAAACTTTCAACAATAAACACTTCATGTGAAACAGCAATTGTTTCAGGTTTTGCAAGTTCAGCCCTGGGAATAGAACATTTTTATCAATCAGATAGAGATGATCAGATCAACTTGATGGGATTAGTAACTGCTGGATCAGATGATCTTTTAAAGTGTGGCCTTAAAAATGATGATGAAACTATCACATGGGAATGGAAACCACACACAAAAGAACAGTTAAAAGCAGTATTTGATGATGGAGCAGCTTATAAAAAAGAGCAGCTTATAAAATCAGCAACTTTAAAAGCACAGATCAGTGCCGCAACAACAGTTGAAGAACTTGATCTTATAGTTTGGTGATGATATGCAAAGGATTTGGAACATCTTAATAGCCATAGATCAACTTTTTAAAGTAATTATCTATGGTGGAAATCCTGATGTAACAATAAGCCATGTAATAGGCGTAAAAAAAAGAGAAGAAAGAGCCAATTGGCTTGAAAGAAAAGTATGTTGTTTTTTACAGTTGTTTGAAAATGAACATTGTATTAAATCAATAGAAGAAGATGAAAAACTTTAATTAGGAGAAAATAATGAGTATTAAAAGAGGTGTAGTAACAAAAGTTACAAGTGATAGTGCAAGAGTTATATCAGTAACTTCAACCTTGCCATTAGCTTTGGTTTTAACAGCTAATATCCAATCAGGAATTTACTGTTTTGATAGTCCAAAAGATGCTTTAGAAAGTGAGTTAATTTCAGCTGCAACTACTGGAAATATTAAAAAATATCTAAAGCTTGGAGTTGATGAGTTTCCTATTATCGTGCCTACTATTATATCTGTAGTAAATGAAGGTGCAGATGATGCTGAAACAAAATCAAATGTAATCAATGCAACAAATGCTTTAAAAACAGCAGCAGGAACAATCAATCTTGCTTCAAATGTAGGAGCAACTGTATCTTTTAAGCCTGATATTTTAGCAGTTGCAGATTATGCATCTGGTGATATGGATATTTGTAATGCTTTAATTACTACCTGTGACAGTATTAAAGGAAGAACTTTTATTGATATTAATTCAGAGCTAAATGCAGATGCAATAGCACAAAGAGTAAATTTTGGAAGTGATAGAGTTACCCTTGCAAAATGTCCTTTAGGTAAATGGAATACAGATTTAAATGCAACAGATGATTATGATTCTGGAGTAATTTTAGCATTTTTAAGAGCATATGTTGATGGACTTGATGAAATAGGATATTCATACTCTATTTCAAATAGAGTACTTCCTTTTTCTTCAGTTAAATATCCAAGTGAGTTTTATGCTGGAGCTTTAGATGAAACTGATCCTTTAACTGAAGAACAAATCATGAGTTTTATTCAATACAACGGTATTAGAACTTGGGAGTATGCAACTACATCTATTGATTCAATCTGGCAAGATGCAAGAAGAGTTAGAATCTTTGACTTAGCAGCTCAAGCTGTAATAGATGGAATTTTCTTTGCTATTGATAGAGATATGACAGCATTAACAAGTGCTAAAAAATCACTTAGAGCTTTTATGGATAGATTAGTTGGTCAAGAAGTAATGGTAGGTTTTAATATCTATTTAGACCTGGAACGTACAACAGCAACAGCAATAACTGCTGGAGAGTTTTACTTCCAAATAGATGCTCAAGAGATGCCAAGTCCTAGAAGAATTCAAGTGACATTTAACAGAGTTGACTCATATGCAGATAGAGTTTATAAAATAATAGAGGAGGCATAAGATTATGAAAAAGAGTGTAATAGTAGATGTAAATGCATTTTTAGATGGCTTTGGAAATCTTGGAACAGCAGTTTCATTTAAACCACCAGCTTTAAAACAAAAAAGAGTGAATTCATCAACAGCAGCTGGTGATGTAAGTTATGCAATTGGACAGTTTGAGTCTTTAGATTCTGAGATGTCTTTTGCTTCAGTTCCTAGAGCTGTTTTTGATGTGATGGCAAAAACTGATGATGGAGAAGTAATTCTAAAAAAAGCCATTAAAGAGGGAAGTGAAACTAGAAATCATATGTGGACTTTAACAGGTGCAATTGATATTGAGTATGGTGAAGCAAAAGCTGGAGAGATGTTAGATGTAAAAGTATCTCAAACAGGTCTTAAAAAATATGTTTATGAAATAGATAATACTTTACAAGTAAAAATAGATCATGAGAACTTAATTTGTGAAATAGCTGGTAAAGATTTACTAGCAGATACAAGACAAATATTAAACGCATAAGGAAATAAAATGGCAAGAAAAGCAAAAGTAATTAAATTTGAAGAACCAATTATAGTTGGTGGTAAAGAGATAAAAGAAGTAAGTATGAGAGTTCCAAAAGGAAAAGATTTAAAAGCAGTTTCTCATATAGTTGATACTCATGAAAGAGATATGACAATGGTTTCAAATCTTTGTGATCTTAATGCAACAATGAATGACTTTGATGAGATGGATGGAAAAGAACTACAACAGTTAAAAAAGGAACTTATAGTTTTTTTGACATAGGAGTTGACGATTTAATAATCGTCACTTCAAAAGTGGGGCACTGGCTTCACTTTGGATTGCAAGAACAGTTAGAGTTATCTTTAGGTGATTTAAAAGAATATTTTACACAAGCTTTAGAGATAGAAAAAGCTTACTTTATGCCAAGAGAGGAGTAGATTAAAATGAGTACATTATTAACTTTAGGAATAGTTTTAAGTGCAACAGATCAGTTATCTCCTATTCTTGGAAATGCAACAGGTGGCTTAGGTAAATTAGATACTCAAGTAAATAGAACTAGTGCAAATATCACAAAACTATCAACTGCATCTTTAGCTTTAGGAACTGCAATATCTGCACCTCTAAAAGCTGCATATAATGACTACCAAGAATTAGCACGTGCTCAAGGTGAGGTTTCATCTTTAGGAATAGATGATTCAGGAATAAAATCTATTACAAAAAGTGCTAGAGAGTTTTCAAATGAATTTGCAGGAACTACTGCCCCAGAGTTTGTAGCTGCTTCTTATGATATTAAATCTGGAATTGCTAGTTTAAGTGATACTGCTGTTGGAGAGTTTACAAAAATAGCAGCTATGACAGGTAGTGCAACTAAATCTTCAACAGGAGAGATGACTTCACTTTTTGCATCAGGGTATGGAATCTATAGAAAGCAGTTTGAACAGTTTGGAGCAGCTACAATTTCTGGATGGAATACTCTATCAGATGAGGAAAAAGATATTAAGTTTGGAGAGTATTTTTCTGCAGGTATTGCATCTTCAGTTCAACAGTTTAAAACTGATGGTGGAAATATGTCAGCTGCTTTATCAAATCTAGGAGCTAGTGCAACATCTGCTGGAGTTGATTTTGCAGAGCAGCTAAGTATCTTAGGTCAACTACAAGCTACTATGAGTGGAAGTGAAGCTGCTACAAAATATAGAGCTTTTTTAGGTGGAGCTGTTAAAGCAAATGAAAAGTTAGGGTTATCTTTTTTAGATGCTAATAATAATCTTTTATCAATGCCAGAAATTTTAAATCAAATTAAAACTAAGTATGGAAATACATTAAATGGAATTGAAAAAAAAGAATTAAAAGATGCATTTGGAACTGAAGAGGCTTTAGCATTAATTGAGTTACTTTATAATGAGACTGATAACTTAAGCTCAAATATAGACTCTATGAGTACATCTTTACAAAATGGAACTGCTAAAACTGAAGAGATGGCAAAAGCTATGAATAAAGGTAAAGAGTGGGATTTAGTATCTAACAAGATAAATAATTTCACTTCTAAAGTTGGTGGATATTTTGCACCTGTAGTATCTCAAGCTGCAACAATTATTGGAGATGTTATTACTTCTGTTACTTCTTGGATGGATGAACATGAAGAATTGAGTTCAGTTATTGTTACAGGGGTAGCAATTGCTGGTGGACTTTTGACAGTTTTAGGAAGTGTAGGAGTTGTAGTTGGTGCAATTGGAATGGCTATGCCTTTTTTATCCGGAGGGATTGGTTTAGTAAGTGGTTCTTTTACCTTTTTAGGAACTGCTGTAGCAACTGTTGGAAAACTACTAATGGCAAATCCAATAGGAGCAGCTGTTGCAGTTATAGCTGGAGCTGCATATCTTATCTATGATAATTGGGAACCTATATCTGCATTTTTTGCAAATTTATGGAATGGAATTACAAGTGCTGCAGAACCTGCTTTAAATTGGTTGGAAAATAAAATAGGAGCAGTTACAGGAGTAATTGGTTCTATTGGTTCCTTCTTTGGTTTTGGAGATGATGATAAAAAAGCAAGTGTTCCTTATTCAAACTCAACTTCAAAAGCAGATCAGATTAGAAAAGAAGTTTATGCCAGACCAACAGTTAGTGCTGCTAATCAGAATATAAAAAGAAGTGAATCAAAGGTGGTACATAATACTCCAACATATAATATAAATGTAAGTAACCCAAGTAGCAATGTTGATGTTGTAAAAGCAATGAAAGAGCATGAAAGAAGACAAAAAAATAGACAATATGAGGATATAGACTAATGCTGGGTTTAATAGATGAGTTTGAATTTGAGATGACTAAAACAGAGTTTGATTCTATCTCTCATATTATAGAGTTTGGTTGGGTTAGTAGTAGCCGAATTGCTAATCATCCAAAACATCAAGCCACTTCAAAATCTAGTGAGAAGTTTACTTTTAAAGGTACCTTGATTCTTCAAAGTATAAATAGCTTTAATGAGCTAATAAAAATAGCAGAAAAACAAGAGCCTGTAGTCTTAAGTTTCGTAAATGCAAATACTATTATGGTGGTAATTAAAAGTATAAGTAAAGATATGAGTATTTTTTTAAATACTGGAGAGTATATCAAACAAGGATTTTCTATAGAGCTTGAGAGGTGGTACAAATGATAGTTGTAGTTACTCAAAAGCAAAGATTAGATGAGTTGATATTTTCTCATTATGGAGATTTAGTACACTTTACTGATGTTTTAGAGGCTAATAATATAACAGAGGTACATCTTGAAGTAGGGCAAAAGATAGAACTTCCAGAGTATGAAGATGATACTGAGTCTATTGAAACTGGAGGTCTTTGGTAATGAAGCCAATGATTAAAGTTTTAGTAAATAATAGTGATATTACATCTATTATAAATCAAGATGCATCAAGTGTTAACTTTACGGATGAAGCAGGAACTGTATCTGATGAAATAAAACTAACTATTGAAGGAAACTTCAAAAAACCACAATATCAAGATGAGATAAAGCTTTGGCTTGGAGTTGAAAATCAAATGATGTATTGTGGTGTCTTTTTAGTGCAAAGGTCTATTTCTAAAATGGGAAGTGGAAATTCTATTGAGATAAATGCAACTGCAGTTGACTTCTCAAAGAATTTAAAGGTTAAGAGAAATAAGACTTATGAAAACATGAGTTTAAAACAACTAGTAGCTGCTATTTCTAAAAGACATGATTTAAAAATTAAGTGTGATTATGATGATATTTATATTACACATTTAGAACAATCAAATGAGAGTGATTTACACTTTCTAAAAAGAGTTGCAAGTGATTATAATGCTCTGTTCTCAATCAAGAATGATACTTTACTTTTTAGAAAAAAAATAAAAAATAAAAAGAAGAGTGATGATTTACCCAGATACTATTTGAGTGTAAATGAAAATACAAGCATATCAGTAGAGCATACAAATAAAGAGCAATATAATTCATGTAAAGCTACATGGAGAGATACAAAAGAGAATAAACAAAGAAGTGTAACTGTTGGAGATGGTGAACCAATAAAACATATAAAAGATGCATATACGAGTGTAGCAGATGCAAAAATAAAAGCTGAGGCATGTTTACAAAAATCAAATTCACAAACAAAAGTTGGAACTATAGATACTAGTGGATTTATAGTTTATGCAGGTGGTATATTAGTTTTATCTGGGACATTAGAAGATGATGGAGAATATAACATCAAACAAGTATCTCATACTATAGATTCTAATGGCTGGAATTTAAGTCTGGAGATTGAGAATTGATTATGACCAGACTCTATTTCCATAAAAGTCATGAAGGTTTGAAGAGAGCTTCTCTTCTTGAATTTTAATCCATTCATCAACCAAAGGAGATTTAGGAGAAGGATCTTGATTAAGTAAATTTAGTGGATCTTTTCTATAGTCATAGTTGTATTTGATAATAAATGATTTTTCGGAGATATTCAGTTTTTTATAAAGAATTTCAGCATTTCTTTTTTTTAATAAAGTGTCTTTAAACTCTGGTATTTCTGAGATATTCTTTTCATACTGTAGAGGATCAATAGTTTCTTGTTCTATTAAAAGTTTTTCAAGAGTATTTAAAATCACTTCTTTATCTTCTTTAATATCAAAGAGAGAGTGCTCTTGATTAGGTTTGATTAATTTATGTTTATATTTTGAAATATCTAAATTAAGAGTCATTTTTTTCTTGTTTAATTCATTTGTATCCATAAGATGAATAATACAAGGTTTTTATTAAAAAAGCAAAAACACACAGCCACCTTCCCCAAGCTGACTGCATAAGAATTTTAACTAAAAACAAAACTTTTACTTAAAAAAGTGACGTTTTTTCACAAAGGATAATTATGCAAAGAACAACTTTAAAAGCACCATTTGGGTGGATAGGTGGAAAGTCTAAACTTTCTCGTGATATTATAGATCTTATTCCTAAAGATCATAAGGTTTATATTGAAGTATTTGGAGGTGCTGCTTCAGTACTATATGGAAAAGAAAGAACTAAATTAGAAGTTCTAAATGATATAAATTCTGATCTAATCAATCTACATAGATCAATAAGAACTAATCCTCAAACACTATCTTTTTTCTTAAATCAAATGTTAGTCTCAAGAGAGATATTTGAGGATATCAAAAAAAGAAATTGGAAACCAAGAAACAAAATAGAAGCAGCAGCTTTCTATCTATATCAATTAACTCATAGCTTTGGCTCAAAAGGTGATAGTTTTGCAATGAATGCAAAATCAGGAAGAGCACCAAAGAATCTTTATAAGTCATATGATAAATGGTCTAGAAGATTAAAAGGTGTAACAATTGAGAATAAATCATTCCAGGAACTAATACCTTTATATGATAAAGAAGATGCATTCTTTTATGTAGATCCTCCATATGTAAATACAGAATCATACTATAAGAATACAGGTGGATTTGGAATTAAAGAGCATGAAGAGTTAGCAGAACTGTTGGCCAAGGTAAAAGGTAGATTTTTACTCTCTTATAATGATAGTGTAGTTGTACGTGAACTATATAAAGGCTTTAATATAAGATCTACTAAAGAGATATCTTATACTTTAGGAGCAAATAAGCATAAGATGGAGAAAAAGGTTAAGGAGGTTTTTATTAGTAATTATTAGATAAGACCTTTAAAAGGTCTTATCACATTCCTGGTCCTGATAATTCAGGCTCATTATCTCTCTCATTAAATTCTTGAATTTGTAATTCAGTTATATGGATTTCAAATCTTGATAGTAGTTCCTTTAAGTTTAATTCATTTAGCTTTTCTTTTATTCTTCCAATAATACACTCTATATCATCTTCACAACCTATAACAACAGCACCAATTTCATTTGCAAATTTTCTTAGTTCATAAAGAGATAAGTCTAAAGGCATAGATGGAGTTGTTTTTTTTTGCATAAAAATCCTTTTTTATTTTAATACTAGGTTATAAATTATTAATTAAAACTTAGAATGGTATATAAAGATACTATATTTGGATTTTATCTTTAAGATTCTGATAATTCTTCCGGAGTAAAAAAACTGTTTACAAAAAGAGAAGAAATAGGATTTATTTTATATCTGTTAGTTTTTTGATCAATATAGATAACAGTATATTGTTCTAACATATTTAGTTCATACATCATCGAAAAACCTCTCATTTTATGGATGAAAAATTCAGCTCCTTCTTGACCCCTTCCCCCATTTTCCCTAGCTTTTTTACTTTCAATTTCACTAAGTCGTATTAATTCTAGTGCACTAAAGGGTAGATTTTTGGCAATATGAATAGCTTGGTACCTTGCTTTCTTATCTTTAAATAAATCTGTATCTCGAATTGATTTGAAAAGATTTACATATATATTGACTTTTTCTTCTTCTTCATCTTCTATAGATGCATTCAATAGGCCATAAAAATCATCAGCATTTACTTCTATTTGTTGTTCATATTTAATACGCTCTTCTTCTGTAGTTCCTTGATAAAGTTCCTCATAAAATGTATTAATACGTTCATTTCTTTTTTTTTCAAAAAAACTAATACCCTTCTCCACAATAGTCAACATCTTTCCACTAAAGGGTTCTATTTCTAATGCTACTTCAACTAAATCTCCCATTTTCATTCCTTTTATAAATTGTCTTTACTAACTTTATATCCTGAAGCTTTTAATTCATCAGTAAGTTTATATTGCCATGCTTTGTGATCATCCATGGAAGTATATACAACACCACTTATATCACTAGGTGTATCTACATTACCTTTTACAAGAGCAAGTGTATTTTTTCTTCCAAGCTTTGCCATTAAGTATCCATGTTCTAATACTACATTTTGTCTAGCTCTTCTTTGAAGGTTATCTTGTTCTTTCCCTCCCCAATCACACTCTGTGTATAAAACTATTCCAAAACTAACATCGTTGGTAAATTTTTCAATTTTTTCAATGACAGTACTACTTTGACTTACTTGGTCTCTTAATATTATTGGTTCAAGATCTAATTTCCTGATTACTTCTGATACTTGACTAATAGCTAACTCTTCATGTCCATGTACTATAAATACTTTTTTCTTTATTGAAGTATTTTTGTTTTCAATCTTGTTTATTTTTAATTTCTCTAATTCAAATTTCAATGAAGTAAGAATTGTAAGTTGTTTTTCAAATTTGCCTTTATTTGTTCCTGCTGCTAAACCTTTCATATTATCTATCTTTTCAAATTCTTCAAAATAAATCGTACTCCCTAAATGCTCTTGAATAAAAGATTTTGTTTGATATCTCCATGCATTATATAATGTATCATTTACATATTTAAATCCGCCAAATATCTCTCCTGTAGATATATAGGCACTATTACTTACTTCTACTCCTAACTCTAATAATTTTTTGTATCTATCTAAAATTTCATTATTCATTATTTGTTTTCTCCTTCATTTGATATTTATTAAATACTAATATAATTTTACATGCAGAATTATAATGAAATAATAGATAAATTAAAAGATATCCTATCAGAAGAAGTAGGAAACAAAAAGATATATGATAAAGATGTTGCTACAGCTCTTGAAATAAAGCATGATACATTTAGAAAGCAAAAATCTAATAATAAAATACCATATCTAGAAATAATGAGCTTTCTTGCTAAAAGAAACATCTCAATTAATTGGTTCTTCTTCAATCAACTTCCAGAGTCTTTAATAGAAGCAACATCAAACTTCATTATATTAAAGTATCAAAAGAGTGTAATTGCATCAGCTGGAGGGGGAGCAATAAACTATGAAATAGATACTGATCCTTTAATAATAGATAAGCAACTTCTAGATCATATAAATAGTAGCTACAAATATACAGAAGTATTACAGGTCTTTGGTGAGTCAATGGAGCCAGATATAAAAGAGGGCAGTTTAATATTTGTAGATAAAACTCAAAGAGATATAAAGCAAGATTCTATATATATGATAAGAGTAAATGACTCCTTATATATAAAGAGTATTAAACAGGATAAGAGTAATATTACACTCATATCAACTAACACAGCTTTTGATGATATACATTATAATATAGATGAAATAGATATCATTGGAAGAGTTTGTGGAGTATTAATAAAAATATAA